ATTCTTAATGCTTGAGATACTTCTGGAGTTATTGCAGTATATTGAGATATAGCTTTTGATTTAGATTGTTCTATTGGTTGCAATTTTTGTTGTCTTAATTGTTCAAAAGCCTGTTTTGTTTTTTCTGCATATGGATTATACTGCAAACTTCCAATAGCGTTCATAAGAGCAGTTTGTAATGATTGTAATCTTTTTGTCTGTTCTGTTTCTATATTAGAGATAACTTGTTTTTCAAGTTCACCAAATTTGGATTGCAATGATAATAAAAATGGAGTTATATCATCTGGAGGTCTTTGCTGAATTTCTCTTGTAATTTTGTTTATCCATGGTTCTTCTATTTTTTTCTTTTTTCCACCCATAATCCCTCCTGTATTATACAAATCCAATAGTATTATCTTTTAAAGCTGGTGTGCCTAAATCTCCTTTTTCTGTTTGAAAAGTATCAACAACAGTTGGAGTTTGAGTAGGGCTTTTACCTAATTCTCCTAATTTACCAAAAGCTGTTGACAAATTACCGAAAGCTTGACCTTGAGCCTGTCCCATCATTGATGAAAAAGATTGAGCTTGAACATAAGCATTAGCTTCTGTAATTTTGCCTTGTAACTCTAGTTGAGCTTTTTGCATTAAACTGGTTCTATAACTATCTGCTAATCCTGTCATTGATAAAGCATCTGAAAGTTGTTTTTGCAATAAATTCCCCATATTAGTTAAATAAGCTGTTTGCAACTCTCTAAATGCTGATTGAGCCAATGTAGAATTAGACAATCCCATGCTGGATAATCTTTGCTGTAATGCAGTTGATTGCTTATTCCACCATTCGTCTAACATAGCCTGATATTGTGGGGTTAATCTTCCTTGTTGATACAAAGTTAATGCTTGTTGAATGTTAGCTCTTGCTGTATCAGATAATTCCTTATTAGCTTCAATCGCTTGATTAATCTTATTTAAATCTTCTTTTGGTAATTCAACCTTTGGAATACTAATTTTTGGTGGTGAAAAAGCTTTAATAGCACTTGCAGCGCTACCTACTAAAGAACCTATTGCCGCTATTGCTTGCCATGTTGCCGCCCCCCATCCCATAATTACACCTCCATCATATAAAATTTTTTCTGTTTTGTTTTGTAATATATCATTGCTTTAGCTCCTAATGCTTTAGCATGTTTTTTAAAGAAGTCTTTATAAATCATATCTATTTTACCACATACAAGGAATGGAAAAATAACATCTCCTCTTATTTGTTTTCTCATTAAAATTAATGCACCATTAAAAAAATCATTAGTTTCTATAAGTTTTTTTGCATCTTCAAAATTACAAAATGCATAAAAGCATGCAGCCCATTCACCATTTCTTGATACAATTAAATAATTACCTTTTTCATAAGCCCATGCTATCATACTGCATTGTTCAGATACTTGCCAATAATTTTCCTGCCCGCAAAGAGAAAAACATAAATCAAAGATTTGACTTAATAACATCTATTGCTCTCCATAAAGTATTATGTATATCTTTTTCTAATTTTAAAAAAATTTCTACATCTAAATCATATACAAAACTTGGATAATTTTTTGGAAAAGTAAATATAGGAACAGTTAATGCACTACCTATTTTATTTAAGAAATCAAAAAACAACTGGTGTTGTTTCCAGTTGACTGTGAAAAAATCTATAACTGATTTTTTGTTATTTGGGTCAAAAGGAGGTAATTGATAATAAGTAACAGTAAAATCAATATTTTTAGCTTTTGCAAGTGCACTAATCCAGTTTGCTATATCTTGATGTTCATTTGAGTGATTTTTATTGTATACATACCAGAATTTGTCATCAAGTTTGTCTTCTATAATAGGCAATGAACTATACATATCTTGCTCCTTGACTACCTTTAATTCTTACGCTTATTATTTCTGAATAGCTTTTATTAGATTGAACCAGTTCAATTTGAAATTGTTTTACTCTCATCGCATAAGGTAAAGTTGCAGATGGTTTTAGCACTGCTAACCAGAAATCTTGTTGCTGTGCAATTTGTATTAAATCGTTTCCAGATGTTTGAAATATAATATTATTTTGTTGCCCCGCAAATACCAATACTATAAATTCCTGTAAATAGTTAAAGTTGCCTCTGCCATAGAGAATTATATTTTTAATATTGTAATAAATGTTTTCAAGATTAAAAAAGATTTTTGATTTTACATGCAATGGTAAATAATCATTGCTTGCAAACATTTTATATATTTTTGTTCCATTAATAAACCATGCATCGCCAAGATTGTTAGACATAACTTTAGCATCAATATTTAATGCATACCATTTATTAGTAAGAAAATTATAGCAGTAAATAGCATTGACATTATTGTTAATATAAGATTTGCAGGAAACAGCTATATAAGGAATTTGATTATAGGAAAAGAAACATATTCCAGATATTGTATCGGTTACATTTGTTATAGCATCATCAATCTTTTGTGGTGCAGTTGCAGTAATTTCATATATTCCGAATGGAGAATGAAAATAAACAGTATGCTCATTTACTACATAATTTCTTATTCCTGTTATGCCTACATCTTTAACTATTTCTGTGATATACCAATTCATAGGGTCGTTAGAAATTGTTGTTCCAATTAAAGATACTATACTTTTATCAGTAAAAATATAAATACTATCTTCTTTAGGAATGAGTGCTAAAATTTGAGAAAACACAGAAACAGTTAAAGTTATAGCACCTGCTCCATTAGCAGTATTAAAAGGATTGATATTTCCTGTTGCATCTGGATTTGGAACAGAAAAAGTAATTATTCTATTTTTTCCTATAAATATTCTACCTTTCCAGTAACAAATAGCATCACCAGTTACTCCATTAGAAGTTAAGTTATAAATAGTTGTTCCGTTAAAAGTAATAAGAAAATTATTTTTTGCAGTTATCCAAATATATTGATTATCTTGAATAGCATAATCAACTTTAGTAACAGTGGTAGCAAAGTTAGCAATTTCAGTAAAACTTGATGAATACATTCTTAAATAACTACCATCAAGAATACAGAAATACTGGTTGCTACCAAGAACAAATGTAAAGAAATTAACTATATTTGCAGTATGAGTGTAAACAACATTTGCATCAGGAACATTTTCAATAGCACCAGTTAGTTTTGGTAATCCACTTATCCATGTTGCGGTATCTTCTGGTATAGTATAAGCATCTTGAGAAGTAATTATTCCGTTCCATGGAGCCAAATCTATACTAAAAGATTTAGCTATGTCTTTAGGTTGTTTCTTTTTTTTTGTTTTTGTCGCCATTTATACTTTCATTACTTTTAAATGATTGTAAAACTCCTGCAAAAATAATCCTGCAAGCTCATAGTTTTGGTCATACATAGCTATTCTTCTTGCAACTTCAAACGATATTGCATCAAGAAAGTTATCAGGAATAACATCTGTATTATTTAAATTAGAAACAGTATAATTAAATTCAAGCATAGTATTTCCATATAAATATACTGGATAAAATTTATCAGGGCAGGGATATAAAGTTATTTTATTCATTGGCGTAAAAGCATATTTTTGCGGAAACATATAAACTTTATCCCTTAAAGGGAACTCTCCTTCATTCACCAACTCAAGGGGAATTAAAAGAGAGTTCCCTATATCTACTTTTGCCCTATAAATTACATAGAAACTCCTATCAAGAATATATCTCCATTGGTTAGCTTCTGTTGTAAAGCTATACTCTGAATATGACAATGCTAGTAACTTATTTACCTTTTCTCTCGCTTGGTTAACCAGTTTAACCAGTATATTGTTACTCAAAAAGGTTTCAACAGGGTAAATAAGTTTAGCATTGTCTATTATATTCTGCCCTGTCATTTTTTGCTCTTTTTAATTACATCTTTACCAAATAACAATTTTAGAACAATGTTATCCCAGATATCTTTATCCGTCAAATTAGTAAGTTCTGGATTTGCCATTTTTATTCTTTCGCAACACCAATTAATTATCTTTGGGTTAATATCGTCTATTCCGTATGCAAAATATAATTTAGCCGCCATTTCTGGAATTTCAACTGGTTCTCCTATTGGAATAATATATTCTACTTCTTGATACACTACTTTAAAGTCTTTGTCAGAAGTATTTTGCACCAATACCATCACAGTCCCCCTTTAATTATTAAACTCCAGTAGCTGCTGGCATATTTTGTAATCTGAAGCAAGATACAGGAGCATCACAAAATAGCTGTCCACCAAACATTATAAATGAGAAATAAGCAAGTTTTCCTGTTATACTTAAATCTTTCCAGTCTGAAGATACAACAGCATATCCATCACAAAAGACAAGACGTAGATGAGACCAGTTAATAAAGTAAATCTCATTTGTAGTAATATATGGGTCTGGAAATATTGGAACACCATTAATTGCTATTCCTGTAACTTCATACTGTCTTGTTTCTTCAAGTTTAGCAGGGTCTGCTACTATGTATCTTTCAATATTGGTAAAGCTTTCTGCTAATGCCTGAAACACTGCTGGTGATGTAAATCCAACATCTGGCATGCCCATTGTTGATGCTACATTCTGGTATTTGCTTAATGCTCTCATAACATAAACATAAGCATTTAAATTATTACCAAATACACTTGTTGCATTCCATATATAGCTATTCCAGTATGTATTAGTTGTTCTGTTAATATTTGCATAGTCAGGGCAATGTGTTCCATTATCAATAATATCTCTAAGCCCATAAAATTGAGTAGTATCTTCTGTCTGTGATATTCTTGAACCAAGTAACCATGTTGCTATCTGGTCAATCAACCCAAGCCATGTTTCGTTAGCTCTTAATTTAACAGTATCATAAAGAACATTTGGATTACCTTGTTCATAAGCTTTAACTTCAAAATCAGTTACAAGCAATGTTGACAGCGCAAGATTAGAATACAAAGTTGCCATATCTGCAAGGTCAGTATCAATGCTCGATGGAACATTAAAGTTTCCTTGATAATTTACCTTCTGAACATTGTTAATAGTCTTTTTTGCTACTGGTTGTGAAATAAATGGAAATGATATTGGTTTTACTTCCGCATTAGCCAATATTCTTCTTGTAAGAGGGGATAATTTTCCTAAATTCTGGGCAACTACATAGGGTGGAATTGCTCTACTTAAAGAGTTAAGATAGTCTTTTGCCCCTGTTGCATCAGTAGGGGGATACATTCCATATGGTGTTGCATACGCAAAATTTACCATTGTTTTTTACCTCCTATTGTTTTAATCCTAATGCTTCCAAATGAGCTTTAAATAAAGCTTCTTCTGGATTTTTAGCAAAATCTTCTCCTATTTTGTTTTTAAATGTTGGTCTTTGATATGTTGGCTGTGCTATTTTTGCACGCCTGTAATCCTGCAACGTTTTTTCCCATCCTTTTTGTGTTGATGGAATTACACCGTTCTCTTGAATAAATTTTTGAAAATCTTGATACTCAGCATCTGTTGTTACTCCATATTTTGCAAGTAGTTTCATAAATTCTTCTTGTTTTTGTTTAGCTTTCTCTTCTTTTTCTTTAGCTTCTTTTTCTTCAAGCTGTTTTTTTAAATCTTCAATTTCTTTTTTATAAGCCTTTTCATGTGGTGGGTCATCAATAATTACACCAATTTTTTCTCCAATTTTCTTTAAATGTGGTCGTAATTCTGGGTCTTCATAAGCTTTTTTAAATCCCATTTCATATCCAGCATAAGCTTGTTTTAATTGTTCATATTCATTTTTTAATCTGTTATATGCTTCTTCAATATCAAAATCTTCCATTACTTCTTACCTCCTTTTTTTCTTGTTTCTTTTTTTGTTATAGAAGGATGAAAACCTATTTTAGGGTCCTGATTAAGGTCAATACCAAGAAAATCTTTTGCCTGGTCAACCTGTGCAGGCATCTTTCTTCCCATATTTTTTGATTTTCCTAACATTTTTATCACCTCCTTTACTTTTAATTAACACAATTAATAATCTTTTTCAACATGCGTTAATTTGTAACTCGCTTTTGATGTAGATTTGCTAACGTAATTAGCTCCTTGCACATTTACATGGCTTGCAATCTTTATCATATCTATCCCATATTGAGTGGTTATAAAAGAAACTAATAGTAACCATAAGATTAAATTATTAATACCATAATTAGTTAAAGAATATCCCTGTGAAAGTAAAAGCAATTGTAATAAATGACTGCCTAATTGAGTTAAATATAACCCTGATGGATATTGTAAGAGATTTAAAATTTCCTGTCCTGTTAAATCTTGCAAATAATATTTGCAATCTATTAAATTAACACTAGAAGAATTCTGAAAAATTAGATTAACTCCATTATTAGCTTGGAATATTAATCCTTCAAATTTTCCTTTGTTATAAATCTGTTCTGGAAATAAATAATAATTACTCATAGGCTAAATATTTTATAATCCCCATTGTCCCATATTATTTGCACTGTTCCATTTACTGCTGGTGTAAAAGGAAGTCCAGATACATTATCAAGATAAGCAATTAGTGGTGAAGTGTTATCATTGCCAGTATCCTTATATAAAACAATTGCTATAACCTGTGTTGCCGATATAGCTGTTATTTGAATATCATCTGCATCAAAAACACCATTTGTAACTGATTTATTTGTTAAAGCTGAACTTCTACCATTATTGTAATCTGATACGCTTGATAAATACTGATGTGTAGAATTATAAGTATATCCTGTTTTAACAAGCATAGCTTTAATAGTATCATTTATCATATTTATTTGTCCCATCAACAATGCTTCTTTAAATTTTGGATATAAAGTATTAGCCATAAAGATTTACCCCCTCTAAAAACAATTCTCTTTCTTCTTGTCTTCTTTTAATAAGTCCTGTTAGCTTTTTGCCTCCTGCATATACCCATTTTAAAAACTGTTCTGCACATTCATACCATTCTCCACTGTTTAGCTTTTTTCTTAATGTTGATGATTTGAAAGCATAAGCACCAACATTAAAGCTAAAGCTAACTAAGGCATCAAGCATATATGGATGTATATCAACTTTTATCATTGGTCTAATAAGCATTTCTGTTTTTATTAAATCTTGTAACAATAGTTGTTCTGCAAATTCTTTGCTCATTGGATACTGTAATATTTCTCCTTTCGTAATAACATGCCCGTAACCCACTGTTGGATATCCTGCTGGACAAAGGTATGGAACTGCCCTGAAACCTTCGTATTTCTTTACCAATTCTACACATTTTTTAGTCATTTTACCTTTCCAAAAGTCCGCATCATAGCACGAGACCCAAACCAAAAGGTAATAATAGCACTTACAAAATCGCTTTCATACTCTGTCCACACTTTTGGTATAGCTTCAAGAGTT